CATCTGTGCCATAGGCATAGACATCCCTTGGGTTACCGCATTAGCGATAGCGTTCTGTTGGAGCATATTTCCTCTGGTGCTTCCTCCAGGTTGGTAGTTGACGAGGCTGCCTCTTATCTGTGGGAGGATTCCACTTGTGGGGTCAGTGAGCCTTGATACCACAGCTTGCTGGTAGGCGTCTGATAGGTCGCCGTATGGAGTGCCTGCCCCTCTGGGGACTTCTCCAGTCATCATCTGGGTTGTGGTTGGGCCGACTGCTCTGGCTCCCTCTACTCCCAGTTCTGGAATCTTTGAAGCCCAGTCGTAGGTTCTACCTAGCTGTTGTTCTGCCTGAGCCTGCATTAAGTTTGGGCGTGGGCCTCCCAAGTAACCAAGGGTCTGTGCCTGAGCCTGTTGCTGGGCAGGGTCAAAGCCTGCTACTGTTTCGTCTGGAAAATATGGTGCTGGGCCTGCCTTGTAGAGTTGTTCAGCCCGTCCAAAGCCCTGACCGAGAAATGGCCGTTGAACATCCCACGGGCCTTCCGTAGTTCGTACTGTTGATCCGCCTGACATTATGCCACCCCTAATAGATTAGTTGTATTTAGTTTTGGAGCCGCCCAGTCCCCCAGTAATCCAGTCCACTCAGCCGCTGCGGAGGGGGTAATATCAGAAGCAGTCCATGCTGGTTGATTTATCATTCCCGATGGGGCTGCGGAGAATTGCCAAGGTGCGCCACCATAGCCCTTTCTGAATAGACCACTTGTAGTTCTATCTTGTGTAAGCGCCTTATATCTTTGAGGATCGGTCTTCCATGTACCTTGTGGAATAAGTCCCTGAAACTGATTATTATATTTAGCGTTGGGAACATCGTAACCCAAATATTGATTCCAAGCATACTGATGCCGCTGCTCTCCGGGTAGATAACTTAGGGCAGTTTCCGTGATAGCAGGTTGTTTCATCCTCATCAGGCTACCAGTTAGTTTCGGACCCATGTAACTTTTCCAATATGCTTCAGAGCCGGGTCTGTAAGCAAGCAGAGATGTTTCCCCGGCTGCTCCTCCTGGGCCACCCACGTTCCACCCACTCTTACTAGCAGTGCTGGTTCCTGCTTCTGTTTTCCCATAATCCCCTATGCCAGCCGCTGCTAAGTCAGCGAACTCCCCCTTCCAAATATTATCTAGTACAGCATAGTTTGCTGAACTGTTACCGCCACCACCAGAGATTATTGGATTTATAGGAGCCTTTGCAGTTTTTCCCTCGTTAGTGTTTTGATCCCCAGAATGAGGCTGATTTTCACCTTTACCCTGTCCTCCCCAACTTCCAATAGCCTTACCATCTTTTACACTTCCAAGGTCATCATCATAAGTTATTACAGACCCATCTTTCTGAATGTACACATCGTTTTCTGAATCGATTGAAGACTCAGCCCATGATTTATTATCACCAACATCTGCTGTAACTCTCCACGTTCCGTTGTGAACTTTGCTTACGTTGGCGTTGCCTTGTCCCTGACCTTGACCACCTTTAGAATTATAAGCAACAGAAAAGATAGCATCGTTCATGCCATCAATATCGCCAGCAGCCATGTCATTCTGAAGACGTTCTATTAACTCTTCTTTCTTGTTGTCGCTCCCCTTGAAAGAGGAGATAAGTATATTTGTTCCTGGAAAATAATCAGCCATGTCAGTGCATCCTAGATGTTAAGTCTTTTGTTAGTATGTGGTACGAGCATTTCCAATCCTGTAATATTCGGAGCCACCCCTTTCTGCCCCATGCTTCTAAAGCGGTGCAGCCTATGCCCATCGCCCAGTGTTCAATGTCTGGTAGAAACTGAATCCATTTGTCCATCTCTACCCCACCCAGAGCAATGATCCGTAGAACCTGTTTATTTGGGTAAGGGGCTATTTGTGTTATCATGCAGGCCAGGACTTCTTTTCCTTCAATGGATACCCACAGTTGCATAGAGCCATTCGTGAGTTCCTCATAGAAGTTCTCTGAGGTCATCTCTCCTTGGGAATGAGAGACTACCTCCTCGACGTACTCAAGGATTGACGGCCAGACTACAGAGACATCCTCTGGGCTTACTAGGGCTATCCTACAGTTTGACCCACGCTGAAGTGGATTCTTTGAAGAAATAAATTCCTTCGCCCGTACCTCCAGGATCCCAGTTGGTTCCATCTGCGTAGGCGATGTCTCCCCCTCTGGGTTTTTCTGGTTCGGCATGAATTCTCTCCGCTCTTAAATGTGATTGGTTGAGTATAGTATTACCCAACCGTTTAAGTTCTGTGACAACGTATACACCTAAATCTTCTTGTTCTAACGGTAATGGACCCGGCTCATAATATGTGACAGACTTTACTACCCTGTCTTTGTATGTAGCCATCAGTAACTCCTAGAGCCTCTACGTCCTGCGTCATCTAACTCTATTGTGTATCCGTCTAGTCTCCAGTCAAAATCTCCAGTAGATTCAAACTTAACTCCATAGAGTTTACCAGATGCTCTGACTGAAATCTTTGATTGAGAATCAGGGTTAAAGGTATAGGCGGAAGTCCATGAGACAGCCTCTTCTGTGGACATCTGGGTTCCCACATAAACATTTACTGTATTAGTTCCAGTTACTTCCATCTTGGGATATATAGCCTTTATACGCTTTACTACAGTCTGATCTTGCTGTCCTTGGGCTGTAGTAGACATTCCTGTACGAGATATAAACGAAGTCATGTCCGTTGTATCTTCCCTATTGCCAGAGGCATTGCGATACAGTTTTGTATCTGTGGGCGATGCCATGACAAGAACATTCTCCTCTGCACTCCAAGTCTGCGCCCAGTTTCCCAAAGCACTACTCCAAGTAGGAATCGCCGCTTCCCATGTAGTAAAAGAGTTAGGATCGCTAATAGAACCGTAACCAATGTGCGCTAAGTCTGGCACATCCCTAATGGTAAATGCGTTATTTGTCCAGTTCCACACAACGGCTTTGTCGCATTGAGTAGATGTGCTTTCGGGGGTGGGAAAACAGGCCCACATCTCTGTATTGCCATAGTCAGCCACAACAAAAGACTTCTTAAATTCTGCACCGTCAATGAATTGGAAAATGTAATCTCTAATCTTGTGGGGAAGAATAGAGGTTACCTTCTGACCATCATTGATATAGATGTCACCATTCCCAAAGAAGAAGTGACCACCATCAAACTCCGCTACGCAGTTCTTTGTTAATGCGCCGACAGAGGGAGACAGTTGCCTAAAAGCAAAGATAAATGGAGTTCCAACATATGTCATGGAGTAGATGGAGTCCTCTTTGTAAATCATAAACGTATCACGGAGAGGAAGGCCATCAAGGATCGCACCTTTTGAGTCAGCCAATTCATACTCGCCAGCATCGACTATTGCGCTCGAAGCATCCCATGAGGTTGGCGTAGTTTGAATAGCAGCCTCTGTAGACCACTTGACTAACCTTGGATAGTTAATGCCTGATGTGGTTACATTAAGAGCGACCAAGAAGGAGCGAAACGCTCTCATTGATTTACACTCTGTAGATGCAGTAAAGTTATTTAAGTTCTGCATCTTCTGGATTGTTGCTGGAACACCAGATATTAACTCCCAATACTGTGGCTCATCCACACCATTGGTCATCACAAGAACACCACCTATAACCGTAGCAGTCCAGTTCTCCGTAGCGGTAGTAGCATATGCACCACCAGCCCCTCCCCCTCTGGTAATGTCATACCATTTGTTAGTTCTTGTTACTGTCGCTCCATCTGCATGGATAGCAGCAGAACCACCTCTGGTACACCCTGTAAAAGTAGTTGATGTTTTACCTGTGTAGGGTATATCTTCACCCTCTATAGTTATAGTGCCAGCAGTTTCAAACCCAGTTGTACTGTCTACAGTAATACTCGTATCTGCCGCGCTAATCCCACCATCTAAGGTATCTGAAACATCACTATTATCATAAACATGGATGGCTGTAAGACCGCCTACAATCCAATACTCATTAACCCCAGTAACAAGACTGGTAATGTAATAAGGCGCAACAGGAACAGTCGCCATAACATTTGAATAGCCCGGTGACTTTGCAATAGCACCGTGTTCTGCTCTTACATTATTACCATCAGACCATACATTAG